GTGTTGGACAAACACGACACTAAGAAACATACAAGGCCCCAAACCAAATATGAACAGTGGGCTCAAACACACAAAATACCAAAGCAGCTTTAGAAAACTCAATAGGACCAACAAAGCTGCCAGAAACAACGTCCTAACACATTTTGTTAACTAGGGATTTTACCCCGACCGTCTGGCTACTAACGTGCCACGGTAGTCGTTTTCACTTGTGCCGAGGAGAGCTATCCTCGGAGAAAGCTCATTTACACAAGCAGCTGACAGACAGACATTCTCGGGCTCTCACCCCCGAAAAGCTGAGTTTATACAGCTTCCCCACTCACCTAAGAGCAGGACCAGTCCAGTAGGACCAGGAAACTAAGACGGAATCAATTAAGATCCCGGTTATTGACGCGTCTAACTAACCACCAAGTACAACAAGGTTTCCAATCAACAAAGATCAGAAGGGCTGCTCCTGGTTAGAAGACTCAACAAACAAAAGCCATCAAATTAATGACAGCGTTCTAAAACAAAGTAGCAGTTCTACCCCAGAATTTAAGACTCTTGGGTCGAATAGCCACTCTAACACTCAAAATATCCTTGGAATTTACTATAGATAATCTAACGTAATTTACGTTTCCAAGGAGTGCTGAGGGGGTAGCTCCAGCAAAACTTCCAAGAAAGAGTGAAATTTCACAGGAAGTTTGGCGCAAATCAAAAATACGCGCCTGCCCCTGCCACCTATCTGTGGCCAAACGATGGTTTGTTGTGATCGACAACGAACCCTCCTGTTCTGCAGCTTTCTTTGAACGCGCCCATGAAATGAGCAGGTCCACTTCACCGAAGTGCCAACCAGTAGCTGCAACAAGCCAGGAAAGAGGGTTAGAGGCCAGTACAACATCCGCATCTTTTGACGCAAAATCATGTATATATCCTGGGATCTCAAAATTTGTGACCCCAGTGGTGGCATCTGGCTTCAGATTGAGAAGAGTAAACCAGTTATATATCTCCTCTGAAGCAAACATAGGAGTATGGACTTGGGCATCAGGCTTCCATTCACTGATGTAGACAATAAATTCAAACGCACCAGTGTGCGCCTCTGGAGCTATGGGACCACCTAGGGGAAAGATTCCTAGGCGACCATACCCTGTTTCAGTGGTGGAAGTGCTATGGAGACTTGTTTTAATGCAAATTTCAAAATCAGAATCTCCAGTAACAATCTGATGTGGACCCCAGAAAATATCTGTCCATGAGGGGTTCGTATCCCAAGTCCACGGGAAGATAACAAAGGAAGCAGTGCAAAAAATACTAGAAGTGCACTTAATACTTCCTTTGATAGAACCGCTAAATCCTATATAACGTGCCATAACAGCACGAGGGAAAGAAATCGAGCTCTTTTGAGTGAGCTTGATAGGACCACCAAAATTATAATCTATATACATTAATTTGGTAGTCCCATCAAGCTTAAGCTCTTTGGCCTCATAATATCTATCAACACTGAGTGAATCCCCAACACTCAGCGGCCAAGTAACCGTGGGGGCAAGTTCAAAAGACTCAACTTGCTGGGTGCGATCTATATGCACAGTTACCACACAATTCCAATCTGCCGCCATCACCACTTGATTAGTGGTAACCACGTAGAATAATAATCGCGGGCTTGTGATCACATTATCCCAGCAAATCAAGGAATTGCCAGTTAATGCCCCATAGTCAATATCCCACTCGTGAACGTCAGCGTCTTTCAATGAAAATACACGAGTGGGAAACTCAAACATCTCACTAGGTGGACAAGAGCCACCTAGTGCTGCAACGTCTATCCTTTTGAAATTATCAAAGGTACAAGCTATGGACAGACCTGCAAAAGCGTTGCGGGGGGCGTGCATTCGGATTTTAAAAATAGGATTTATTGCACAACTACCCCACCATTCTTGAACATGAATGCCTCCATAGGTTCGCATCATATCTGCTAGACTCTCTGTATGCAGATGCTTACCTTTTTTGGCATCCTTGGGCACCTTAAAAGAAAACACCCCACAACAGCTCCGGTCAGGAACTACTGTAGGGGCCATGAAACCGTGCCCACTCACGCTATGGCGTGGTTTGGATTGTATGGGAGGGGGATCTTCATAGTGCTGCACCACTGGCATTGTTTGTAATGTTTTCCGGCCAGTAATACCACTAAAATTGGTCGCTCCGATCCTCATAGAGCGGCATTTGTTCAAACCAGTTTGCTCTGGTTGCTGGAAAGTCCGCACAACAGGCCGCGGACGAGTTTCAAGATTAAGAGCTGGAAATTCAGCAAGCTGAGTATCCATCTCTTTCTCAATTGTCCCAAGCACGCCAATTCCAGCATGGACACGCTTACCAAGATTCTCGTTACGTTTGAGAATCTGCTCCCAACTTTCCCGCACTCTGGTAGCAGTAGTAAAAGAGTTATTTGAATACTCCTGAAACTCAAGAGTACCATAACTCATCATAAGAGTACCGGGTTGATAAGATTGGATGCCATGAAAGTATGTTACTATATATAAGCAATCCAATATACCAACATCGTGCTCTATCTCAGAGAGCGGGATTGTGACAAGTGGAAGAGACAACACCTTAGACTTTTCTCGACCAAGGTCCATGTAATTAGCACATAGTGCTGCCTCTTCAGGATCATCAGTGCGCCCATCCATAATAGTCATGAAAGCAACGATAGGCGCACCATAAGGCATATAGGAAGTAACCCCAATGTCAAGTGAGACATTTTTTGAGTTCTTCCACCCCTTCTCAAGCAACTTTCTAGCTGCTTCCTCAGACATGCGCGGAAGGGCAGACACGCACATCTGCAAACCACCATCAGGACGAGTTCCTGGATACCTAACAACTTCATGTTCTGTAGGCATCAGTACGTCCACCAACGTACGATCGCATTTTGGCGCCGAAAAGCGCTTCAACAAACCGACGCGGTGAAACACGTCCTCTTCCGAGAGATGGACCCCTTCATCAAAAGAGATCCGATTCTCTTCAGCGCCCTTTATTTCCTTGCGTTTGAGCGCAAGGGCGCTGGACACCTCCTTTGGTGTCAATAACTTACCAGATGACCGCGCTTCAGTAAGCATCGCAGTCATCTCCTGCACCTCACCAGTTGAGGCACAGCATGTCATGAAGGCTGGCTCACGGACCAGCTCGCACACAAGTGCCTGCCGACATGTAGCAGCCACTCTAAAGAAAGCAAGAGCCGATTGAGAACGACTCCTGGGAAATGGTGCACCAACAGGTTGGTACACCACAAGAGGGGGAGGGGCAACAACCCTCCAACAGGGCCTGGGAATCACCTTCCAGGTTGGTGGAGGAGGAGGTTTGGGAATAAGTGGAGGAGGCGCCACCACATTGTAGTGGCACCCCTTCCACACAAATGGGGGGGGAAGAGGGGGAGGGGTAGGAATTCCCCAGCCTTCGGGTTTAGGCTCGGGGAAAGGAGCTCCCGGAAGAGACTCACAGAACTCACGCTCCATTTGGAGCTTGGTTTCCAATAAGTCCCTAAGCGGGATTTGGATTATCCGGGGGGGAAGGGGGAAGGGCGCTCCTGGGAGGGAAGCGCAAAAGGCCTCGCGCTGTTCGCGCAAAGCCTTACGCAGAGCCTTCCGCTCTGCGGGGTTGGCGACGTGCTGTCCAACAAAGTTGAACAGCTGTCGCACATTATCAGCACGAACGGCAAAGCCGTTGTGCTCAGCAACGCGCTCCATGGCGAGCGCCATCAGATCGCAGGCATCAGCCTGCTTAGAAAATTTACGGGCGGCATCCTTAAAGAATGCCAGAGCAGTTTGCACCCGTGAGAGAGGGGTGCATTCGGGACGAGTCCCGGGGAAAAGAAGTGGATTATTCCACGAAGAAGTGGCATCAATCTGCCACAGGAGGGGCTCCATTGGAGCAGTAAGAAAATGGGGGAGCCAAAGAGTAGGAAACTTCAAAATCGCAATCTTTAAAACAATTAAAGGAAGAAAGGAGAAAAGAAGAACGTATCGGGAACCCTGTGAGAGAATTTTCAA